GCGGTCGAAGTCCACGGCGACCTTCGTCGCCGCGCCGCCGGCCAGGGCAAGCGGTAGCGAGAGCGACGTCGCCATCGCCCGGCCGGCCGTCTGCATCTGCTTCGACATCGTGCGAACGCGGCGCTCGGTGGACCTCGCCACCTTGTTGAACTGCTTCGCGTCGAGGCGGAGACGTGCGACCAGGTTGCCGGCTGCTGCCATGTGTCAGTCCTCGCTTTCCTGGTGGCCCATGTCGCCGAGCGCGATCTTCATCTGCTCGACGATTGCCATCTGCTCCTCGACCGTTTGCTTCCGGTTCACCGGCTTATCGAAATCCGGGACGAAGTCCTGCGGCGTGAAGGCCTTCGTGTTTTTCCCGCGGTTCGAGTTGGCGATCACGCTCGCGAGAATTCCCGAGCGCAGGTCGTCGCGCTTGCCGCCCCAAGGGTCCAGCGTGTAGAACGCCATCCACTGCGTGACCTCGGCCGACGTCAGGCGAGCGTAAAGCTCGCGCGGCGAAGGGATGCCCAAGGCCAGGCAGAGGGTGAAGATCAGTCGCTGGTCGGGGCGGCGTCGGATTCCCCCGCGGCTTCCTCGACCGAGTCCTCCGCGATTCCCGAAAGCCTGGCGGAGGCGTCGAAGACGCGCTGGAGCGCTTTGGCCGACTTCTTGCCGAGTAGTTCGACTTCGCGGTTCTTGAAGAGCCGCTCGCCGTTCTCGTCGATCATGGTCATCGCGCAAAGCTGCACCTGGAGCTTGTGCGCGTCGAACTCGACACTCGTCGAGCCGCCGGGTGCGGTGGTCACCGTCGAGATGGCGGCCTGGAAGTCGCCGCGCTCGGTGCCGGTCATCTCTCGCACCCGCACGACGAGGCCGCCCCACTCGGGGACGGCCACGTCGGAGGTCGCGAGATCGTTGAAGTCCAGAATCATTTCACGGGTTGCGATACCCGTCTGCCCTCGGTCAGTCATCGGAAACTCCTCTAGTGGATCAGGATGCGTAGGTCACGGCTCCGCTCACCTTGAGCGTCACCGAGAGCTGGATCGGGCCGTCGATGGGAGCGGTCACTTCCGCGCCGGTGACGGCAGCGGCGAAACTCCACTTGTCGCTGGCGTCGCCGGTCGGGAACACCAGCTCGTAGTTGTCGACCGACTTGTCCTTGAAGTCGACCAGGACCGCCTGGTGCGTCGTGTTGTCGGGGATGTAGTTGACCGAGAACGAGATCTCGCCCGGGTCGATCAAGCCGGCGATGAACTCGCGCGCGGTCGAGTCCTGGTTCGTCACGTCGACGAACTCGCTCGACTGCGAGGGGCCGGTGATCGTGCCGACTTCGGCGATGGCCGTGAATACTTCGGGGCTCGCGCCGTTTCCCTTTTTGATGAGGGTGCCGAGGCCCAGCGTGGCTGCGGTTGCCATGTTTCAATCCTCCAAATAAAAAGCCCCCGGCCAGCGGCCAGGGGCTTCGCGTGTGGGGCCTCGCCCCGGTTAAAAACTGCGCGCCTAGACTTCGGTGCGCGGCTGAGTCGAGAGCGTGACGAAGACGACCTCGACCGAGATGGAAGCGGACCAGAGTCGCGTCGAGCCTTCCGAGTTCGACTCGAACTCGGTGCTGAGAACTCGGCGACTCAAGCCCAGCGAGGAGCCCATGATCGCCTCCTCGATTTCGAGCGTGGAATATTCCCGGCTCGTGATCGACTTCGAGATGACCGTGAAGCTCAGGCGAAGAACGCGTCGCTGGTTGTACGCCGTCGCGTTGAGCGACTCGCCGAACGGGTCGACTTCTTCGCTCGTGGCTTCGACGACGATGGCCGGCAGCACGCCGTCGGCAATCGCCGCCGCAGGGTCCTCGAAGACATTCGAGCCCGTGGTTTCGAGCCCGGTGACCAGGGTCACCGCGCTGCTGATAATCGAGCGCCGTGCGTGCGCGGTCGGCATCAGCTCGGCTCCAGGATCAGAGCCAGGTCGCCCTGGCCGTCGGGGTGGATTTCGATCACGACGTAGGCCACCGACCGCACGGTGATCGCGTCCCCGCGGACCGGAGTCTGCGAGAGCGCGGCGTTCCGCACGACCATCGTCGGCTTGGTCGTCTCGATCATCGTGTCGCCCAGGAGTTCCTGGTAGACGTGTTCGGCGTCGAAGATCCCGGTTACGGTCTCCGGGCTCTCGCCCGCAGGCGTGAACGTCACCGCTTCACCGAAGACCGACTGGCCTGCCGTCTGAATTCTTTCAGCCAGGTCGAGCCATGCCATAGCGCCGATCCCCCCAAAAAAGAAAGAGAACGCGGCGCGAAGAGGAGAAGGAGAAACCCCCCTCGCGCCGCGTCCTCCAAGGTGCCGCGCGGCGAACCGCGCGACTGCGTCGATCACGCTAGGCGTGACCTACGCGCCGTCGTCGAGCGTTACCACGCAGCCCGGGTCGACGTTGATGTTCAGCACGTTCGTCTGAACTTCGAGCCGCTGGAAGCGGCTGCCTTCCAGGTCCGGGAACGTCCGCGCGTACAGCGGCAGGCCCGTCGTGTTGACGGTGTCGCTGTAGTCCGCGGGCGCGAACCGGGTCTGGAAGATCCCCGAGCCGATGGGGAATGCGATCCCCTTGCCGGTTCCGAGGGGGTTCGACCCGGAGAGGGGTCGATATTCCTCGAAGGTGACGCCCGCGAAGTCGAGGCTCCGTCCCGCCGTCCGCTCGCGCAATGCTGCGCCCTGGACGTACTGGAAGGAAGCAACGATTTCCGCGTTCCCCATGAGGCCGTCGAAGAAGGCCGCGTCGACGAACGCATGGATCGCCGAGTAGGGGCGACCCGCGAGTGCCGTCTCGATGGTGCGAATGATCGCCGAGACGTCGGCCCGAAGCCCGGTGCCATCCGTGTCGACCGTGGCCTCCGACTGGTCGGAGATCCCGAAGACCGTCGACGAGTCGTAGAGCGTCGAGCCGTCGGCGTCCTTCGTCAGACCCTGGAGAGCCGTGAAGCGCTGGTACTCAATCGTCGCGGCGATGTTCGCAGCGAGCGCCTGGTTCCGGCGGTTCACCTCGGCCACAAGGGCCTGGCTCTGGTTGTCGGTCCCGAAGGCCCGAATCCCAGAAACCTCGTCAGCGAAAATCGTATCGCTGAGAGCGACGCGGACGGTGTTCACGTCGTAGAGGGTCCGCAGGTCCGAAGCGACCTCGGCCGGGGCTCCGCCCCGCGTCGTCGACTGAACGAGCGCGACCGTGTTGGCGAGGCGCTCGACGCTGACCTTGGTCGTGGTCACGCCCTGCTCCTCGAAGATTCCCAGCTCGGCGATGCGGCTGGGGCTGTACGCCGGAACATTCACGGCTGCGGTGAGTTCCCGCATCGTGAAGCCGTCGCCGCTGAAGACATCCATTGAAGCCATCGTGTGACTCCTTTCTGTGTATGGCAGAAAACCCCAGAGGGATTCCTAGCGGTAGACGATGCCGAGAGCTTCGAGTTCGCCCTTGCCACTCGCGTCGCTTCCGGTAATTTCGTCGGTGTTGATCTCGGCGTCCTTCACGATGAGGGTCGCCGTGGAGTCGGCCGCGGTGGTGTCGAGTTCTTCGATCAGAATGCCAGCGGCTACGCCGCTGCCGTCGCTAGCTCCGTCAACGTAGGCGATGTACTTCCCGCCTGACGTCACCTTGCCCATCACGGTTCCCGACGAGAGTCCGGCGGACGTGGTCGCCGCGCCGTCAACGGTGACGACGAGGCGCGAGCGGTTTCCGTTCGCTTCGCTGCTGATGAAGCCGGCGGTGTGCCGGCGTTCGGTCTTGGTTGCCATTTCAGACTACCTCCGTCCCAGCTCGCGCCGGGCCTTGTAAATCGCCGCCGGGTCCAGCTCGGCCTGGGGCGATCCGGCCGACGTCATGGCGTCGACCTGGTTGGAAATTTCTGCGCCGGCTGCGTCGACCGTGGTCTCCAGCAGTTTCGCGCGAACGTCTTCGACGGTGGCGCTGGCGGCGATGAACGCGGCCGCTTCAGCGGCTCGTCCTGCGATGGTGCAGAGTTCGACGATCTCGCGAGCGTCGTTCTGCGCTGCCAGGCGACCTTCGTCGCGAACGGCATCGAGATCCACGACGTCAGCCTCGCCCGGAGCCGACTCGTCGGCGGAGGGCTCGGCGGCGGTCGCCTGGATCTCCTCGGTCGGCGTCTCTTCGACTTCGACCTGGTTCTCTTCGGTAGTGGGCATTGGTGTCCCCTCCGCGTTGAGTGTTTCAATTTCGGTTTCTCCGGTCACCGTGACCGGAGCGGCCGCCGCGAGTGCAGGTGCGCTCGCGGTCGGAATGATGGGAGCGGCTTGCGCCAACTCGCGAATAACTTGCGACCGGGATCGGACGCCGTCGGCGAGGCCAGCCTCGACCGCGTCGGCACCGAAGTATATCCCGGCCTCCTGGGCCTCGACGGTCTCGCGGTCGAGCCCGCGGTTCCGGGCGACCAGGTCGAAGAACTCGCCGGCCGCCGAGTTCACGGCGTTCTCCAGCATCGACCGGCCGAGCTTCGAGAGCGGCTGATTCGGCGACAGCGCCGTCTTCTTCGACCCGCTCGCGATCTCGGTGATCTGCACGCCGGCCTTCGCGTTCGCCTGGGAGCCGTCGACGTGGAGCGCGACGACGCCGATGGAGCCCACGGTCGCCGTCGGCGAGACGTAGACCTGGTCGGCCGACGACGCGAGCGCGTAGGCCGCGCTGGTCGCCTGGTCGTTCGCGACCGCGATGATCGGCTTCGAGCCTCGGGCCGCGTGGATCGTGTTGGCGAGGTCGAGCATCCCGGCGACTTCGCCGCCAGGCGAGTCGACGTCGAGGACGATGGCCGCCACGTTCGGGTCCTCGACCGCGCCCTGGAACTCCGCGCCGATCTCGTCGTAGTCGTCGAAGAACGTCCCGCGGAAAAGCGAGCCCCGGATCGGGACGACCGCGACGGCCCCCGGTTCGGTCGGCTCCGCTTTCGCCTCGATGCGCTCGGACTCCGAGGACATCCAGGCCTTGAGGTCGTCGAGTTCGATCCTTGCCCACGTCACGAATTGAAGGACGTCGGGGTGGATCGCTAGGGGCGAGCCGTAGAGTCGGCTCGCGAGTTCCATCGTGGGATCAGACTGCATAGATGTTTCGCTCCTCGGTTTCGTCTTCAGTTTCGCCCTCGGAGTTCGCCGCCACGTTCGGGTCGAAGTTCAGGCCCAGGTCGGCCGCGCGCTGATTTCCGCGCGCGATCTCGGCGTCGAGTTCTTCGGGGTCGATGCCCCGCTGCGCGATGGCCTGGTCGCGCGACATCACGCCGACCTGGATCGCGTGCGCGATGGCGGCGATCTCCTTCGCCGGGTCGACATAATCCCAGCCCGGCGTGATCCACCGGACCCGCGAGGCCTGGCGCGCGTTCATCCCGGCGGGCAGGGTGAGCCGCCCGGACAGGACGGCCGCGTCGAACCAGCGCCGCCAGATCGGCCGGCAGAACTGGTGGACGATCACCTGGTGCTGGACCTGGGCGAGCCCGCGCCGGAACTCGATCATCCCCGCGCGCACCGAGGAGAAGTTCACCTGGGAATAGTCCCCGGTGAGCTGCTCGTATGTGATCCCGAGCCCGCTCGCGATAGTGCGAAGCGTCTGCGCCATGAAGTCGGCGAACGATCCGCCCACGTCGGCCGGCTCGGAAAAGCGGATGTTGTGGCCCGGCGGGAGGAGCTGCATCGTGCCCGGTTCGAGCGAGCCGAGTTCGACGCCGTCGGTCGCTGTCGCGACCGAGCCCGCGCCCAGGATGTCGTCGTCGGCCGACGGCGTCTCGACGAACGCGGCGAACATCGCCGCGAGCCGCTTGCGGACCAGCTCGGCGTCGGTGAACTGGTTCAGCTCGTGGAGCGAGACCAGGACCGGCGTCAGCGCGGAAAGCCCGCGCACCTGTCCCGGGCGCAACGTCTGGAAGACGTGCGCGATCTGCGCGGCTGGCACCGGCACCGAGTCGAGACTGCTCGCGAAGGTGCGGTCGCCAGGGTGCGACCGAAACATCCAGTAGGCCCTGCGTCGGCCGACCAGGTCGAACTCGATGCCCGCCTTCACGACGTTCCCGCTCGGGAGCGCCGTGTCTTTCAGCAGGTCGCAGAACTCGCTTTCGAGGACCTGGACCTGGAGCGGCGTCGAGAGACCGTCGGCTGGCCGGCGAGGTCGGAAGCGCACGAAGCACTCGCCGCCCTCGTACATCGAGCGCGCGACCAGCGACTGGATGCCGTAGAAGTCGAGGCGGTTGTCGGCGTCGGCTTCCTCGCACCACTCGCTCCAGGCCTCGATCACCTCGTGCCGGAAGTCGTCGTCGGCCACGAGCGGGAGCGGCTTGATCCCGGTCGAGATGCAATTCGAGACGAAGACGTCGACCGCGCGGGCCGCCACCGGGTCATTCCGAACCGCCTCGCGAACGCGCGAGCGGATCGTGCTGACGCCGCCAGAAGCGAGCAGGGTATTGATCGAGTCGGAGCTGCTGGTCCAGTTGTAGGCGCGGACGCGGTCCTTCTGGCCGGAGGCCTTCGCGGCGTCCCAGCCGATGGCCTGGATCTTCATCGGCCGGCCGTCCGCGTTGTAGAGAATCGTGGCGTCCTTCATTCTCCAAACCCCCGCTTCGTGGCGAGGCGGACCTGCTTCGCCTTGCGGTTTCCAGTCAGCGCCGGCGCGGCGACTTCGCGCGCGATGACGTCGCGCGCCTGTAGCAGTTCCGGGATCGAGCGATAGACGACCATGCGGTCCTGGTACTGGACGCGCAGCTCGCCGCTCTTGATCGCGGTCTCGACGGCGGTCAGGTCTCCGGCGACGAATGCCATGCGTTACCTCCCCAGGAACTTCGAGCGTGATACGTTTCCGCGGCGCTGCGTCGCTCCGCCGCCAGGCGGTCGGAGAATCGGCGCGGGCGTCGTCGGATGCGTCGGCGTGGTCGGCTCGGTCGACTCTGCCGGCGGCGCTTCGTGGTTTTCGAGAGCGACTTCGAGGCGGTCGGCTTCGCGGTCCAGGTTGAACCCCATCGACTCCAGGCCACAGAGTCCGGCGTAGCCGTAGACCCAGCAGTCGAGCGTCTCGTCGCGGCCGCCTTTTTGCTTCAGCTCCCAGACGCGCTTCCCGAATCCGCGGGCGTCGTACTTCGTGACGACGCGCTGGCTGGTTAGCTGCTTGAAATAATCCTCGTGCATTCCGGTCGGGAAGTGGATCTTCCCAGGTCCCGGCTCCTTGATTTTCTGGAGCCGCGTATAGAGGACCTCTTTCGCAGGCGCGACCCGGATCGGATAGAGCGGCTGCTTCGAGAGCTTCGTGCGCGAGGGCCGGTTCGGCCAGATGTTCCCCTGGCCTGGCATCCCCTTTATTCCAAAGGTGAACGAGCGGCCCGCGTCGCCGGCCTGGTAGCGGATGCGCGGGTTGATGAAGGCGTAGCTGGCCTGGGTGAACTGGCCGCCGGTGTCGATGCAGGTCGCTCGAAGGTAGAGGTCGGGGCCGGCCGCGCTCGGCCAGCTCTGCGACATCCACTCCCAGAGGTGCTGCCAGACGTCGGGCGATCCCGGCGAACCCGGGAGGACGATATGCGACAGAACCCAGCACTCCTCGCTGCGTCCCCACGCGAACGCAGAGGCCTCGATGCGATCCATCTGAACGTCGACGCCGGCGGTCAAGACGACCGCGCCAGTCGGCACGAGCTGCACGCCATCGCGCCTGGGATACTCCTCGGCCTCGTCGGCCAGGCCGGTCTCGTCAATGCTCTCGTATTTTTCGTGCCAGGTTTCGGCCAGCACCGTGTTCGTGAACGCTCGCAGCAGCAGCGGCTTTCGCTTCGCCTTCACGAACTTGTCGGCCAGGTTCGCGAGGGACAGGTTCGACCAGGGCGCGTAGAGCGCATTGAGGTGGAAGCCCGCTGTCCCCTTCGATTCCTTCGTGGCCTTCCATTGGCCGAGGCGGACCGACTGGTGGCGCTCCGCTTCGGTCCATTTCGCCCCGCAATGCTCGCAAAAGTAGGCGGCGGTCTCGGGGAGGTGGTTCCCCTCGTCGTCGCGCTCCCATTGCACCTGTGCCCACTTGAGCGTCTGGCTTTCGCCGCAATGCGCGCACGGCACGAAGAAGACGCGCTGGTCGCTGTCCTCGTAGGCCTTCGCGATTCGGCTCGTTTCCTCTTCGGTCGGCGTTGAGGTCAAGACGATTTTCCGGTTCGAGAAGGTCGCGGTCCGCGCTTCTGCCAGTTCAACGGGATCGCCCTCCGTTCCGGCGCTCGGCGGGAAGCGGTCCACCTCGTCAAGCAGAACGATGCGGATCGGGTCGCCGGCCAGGTTCGCCGGCGAGTTCGCACCGCCAAGGATCAGCCGCCCGCCCGGGTAGCTCTTCTCCAGGATCGTGTTGTTCGAGTCCTTCGTCTTCGGCTCGCGGACCTTGCCCTTCAGCCTCGGCGTGTCGCGGATCATCGGGGCGAGGCGCACCTTGCTGAATTTCTTCGCGTCGGCCTCGCGTGGCTGGACGACCAGCAGCGGGGCAGGGTCCTGGTCGATGTGATAGCCGACCACGTTGGCGATCAGCCCCTCGCTCTTCCCCATCTGAGCCGCGAACATCAGAACGATCCGCTCGACCTTCGGATCGGTGAAGGCGTCCATCGGTCCGCGGAGGTAGGGCACGCGGTCGGTGCGCCAGCGGCCGGGCTCGCTCGCGGTCTCGCGCGAGAGGTAGCGGTGCGCGTCCGCCCACTCGGAAACGCTAAGGCGCGGCGGCGGCCGCAGCAGCTTGAGGCCGGCGAGGGCGGCGCGGCGTAGGCCGGGGTGCGCCGGGATCGTGATCGGTTCGGCTGCTTCCATTGGTTTCGCGCTTCGGCTCCTCGAAGACCACCGGGGTCTCCGCCATTTCGGTCAGGATCTCCGCGACCGCGTCGCGGAGGATCTCGCGGATTTCGTTCAGGCCCTGCGCGTCCTCTACCTGCGGGGCCGCGCGGTCGGGCAACGCGACGAGGTGGCCGCGGAGTTGTGAGAGGACCTGGCCCCAGGCTTTCTCGACGGCCTCCGCCGGTATCAAGTCGCCGGCCATCTGCGACGCCGTGCGCTCGTGGATGTCCGCGCGGGCGCGGGTCAGCCGAGCGCGGGCCGCGCTCTCCGACTCGCCCGGCTTCTTCGAGTCGTCGCCGACGCCGGAGTGGACGCGGACGGCGTCCTTCATTCTGTAGGTCGGCCACCGGCCCTTCGTCCCGGCGGGCTCGACGCCGGCGATCTCCAGGCGCTTCGCGAGGGTGCGCCGGTCGCAGCTCAACTCGGTCGCGAGCTGGCTGACGGTGTAGAGCCCGGGGGCCATCGACGACTTCGGCATGGGGCCTCGCGTTCGGGGCTCCAGAATCCTCTCAGAGCGACGAACTCGGAGGGGGTGGTGCCCTGGTTCATTGTGCGCCCCAGGGCCTCCGGGGGCGCGCTGCGGGGATGGTGGGGGGCCGTTT